CGGTGCTGAACTCGGTGCATGGAGGCGAACACCATACTACATCAATAGAGGGCAAATCGTCTATCCAATCCAACCAATTAAGAATATCCAGGTGCCGGGTGTGGGGCACGGACAGATGCTGAGGGGCATTATCCACGCGGATTACTCGCCAAGAGTTGGGATGCACACAGAAAGCCCGCGTAGCACCCCCCAGGCCGGAGCAAAGGTCAAGAATCGTCCTCATCCGTGCCGCCACGCCTCGCGTAGCCCCATATAATACTTAATATCTCCCTACACAGGAAACGCTAAGGGACCAAAACACCCTACACCCGGCACGGTGCGAACTAATGTATAGTGGGCCGGACGGACCGAAGGCTTAAGAGGATTCTTGATACTTTGAGGGGCGGAAAAGTATCATAAGCCGCAGAGCCAGCTGGGGGTTCATGGCGAAGACGGACTCGTTCTTTCTCAGAAAATCAATTGAATGCGACAACTCCGGCTCTTTCGTGCAGGACCCAATAGATCTTGGGGCCTATGTGGATGCACTCGGCAAATCGGTCATGCGGATTCACAATATCGCCGTAGCCGTGACGGACAACGCGGGAAACGCGGCCCAAGTCCAGGCGAGCGTGGATTCAGCCGCCGCGCAGTTTCAACTCACAACTCAGAGCCAAAGCGACACTGTTCTCCCATCGAATAAGTCCGTTGTCGCGTCGGGGATTGTCTATGCTCAGAACTCCTTTAGTAGTGATGAGTTTCCCCTCGTTAGCCACGATATGGATAACCTGCCTCAACTTTGGACGAATGGCTATCTCATCGCTGTTGATACAATTTACCTGGGCGGAGAGTGTTCAAGTGGATGGGTTGCGACTGAGGATATGACTATCTCCGTAATAATGGAATGCACCGTTGATACTCTGTCCAAAGAGGCGGCTATGGCTCTCGCACTCTCTCAACAGTGAGGGAGAGATATGTCGCATTGGACTAAAGACGATGTTATCGAACTCTTAGTGGGTATCATAGCCGGAGGGCGCGGGGGCGGAGGACTCGTTCCAGGCCCGGATTTGGCGACTCAGATGATAACGGGTTCGGGCCAACACCCCACGACGTCCAAAGTTAGGACGAAGGGCCGTTTGAGAAATCTCCCAAGATCTAATTCAAAGAAAAAGCGAAAGGTTTCAGCCTATCAAAAGGAGTTTGGCCGCCAGCTGAAGAAGTTGAAGCGAAAGCACCCCCGCACCCCGGTTCAACGGCTAATGAAGCGGGCTCACGCGGCTACACGAAAAGCCAGGCGGGGTAAATAATGTCGAGAGCGTTTTCCCTGCGAGGGACGATAACCATTGATGATAACGCGGTGATGGCCACGCCCCAACTCATCTTCTCCTATGAGAGCCCCAACCGAACTAAAGCATGGCGCATTACGGGGGCTTGGGTGTGGCCGCATACATGGGATGCCGAGATAGGCACCTCAGACCTTCAGGGGCTCGCCCTCGGCACTCTGATGACTGATACCGCCACCTATACGGGCGGGGTGAATGATATATCCAATGTGAGCGATAACCGACAATGCGCCTGGCACTCTGCTCAGTATAACCTGCGAGCTGGCGGGACGGACTTCTTGACTCGCAACGGCGCGGGTTCGCCGGATGGATACGGGTTTCTTGTTGATGAAGATACTCTGATAGTGAATGCACTCTATCTCAACTTCGGATTTAGAACCGAGTCGGCAACGAGTCCGAACCGTGAATGGAACTATCTTATCACGATGGAGGCGGAGAAGGTTTCGCCCTGGCAATCCATATTCCAACAGATAAAAGGCATGGGCCAAGATATTGATAATTAGATCTTGGGCTTATAACTAAAAGGGCCATATTCGGTCCAATATGCGGCGAAAGAGGGGGGGTCGAGGGGTATAATTTATGTCGAACAGTTGCCGCTTGAGAATGATTGCTTCGGATACCCATTCGCTTTTGTCGCCCCAACGAATACCTTCGATGATTAGATGCGCTTCATCATCCAGGTTGAAGGAGTGTTTCTCACTCATCAGCATACCCCCAACATATCGGACAGCGCACCGAGCGCATTCGGATGAGGCCGGTTCGGTTTTCGACCAAGACCAACTCGCAATTATGCACTTTGCACACCCCCCCCCCTTCATTTCTTGTCGAACTCATACGAAGTCGTCCAGCGTTTGTTGATTCGTGAGTGCATCGAGCAGAGCCTCGGACACTTCAAGCGGGATTTGGGCCCTCAACACCGGGTCACGGACGTCCGTTTTCTTGTGGCTCCAGCTGAAAGGCATGACTATGTGAGGGAAATTGCCCCACAGATAGAACGGGCCGACCTTCTGCCGATGCTCTCCCATCAATGGGCGAAAGTAGCGACACGCGCCATGCACATTCTCAAGTATCCAGGTCCGGGGGTTTAGGTATTCAATGATGGCTAAACAGGCCTCCACGAGATCTAATTCAGGGTTTTCGGGCCGTCCATGCCTCCATACCCCTGCGGTGCTGAACTCGGTGCATGGAGGCGAACACCATACTACATCAATAGAGGGCAAATCGTCTATCCAATCCAACCAATTAAGAATATCCAG